CGGTCCACGAGGGAGGCGGATGCGGGTAACCGCTCGCCAGTCGCCGACGCATCCGCAAGAATCATCCGCGGGGGTCGGCGTGAACGCTTCCCGCCGCAGGGTGATCGTCTGCGTGATGAACGAACGTCGGCAGTATTCCTCGCACCACGACCGAGCAGCGGCCACATACGCGGCGAGGAGATCGTCCTCGTCGGTGTGGTCGATGCGACAGTGAGCCCGCATGTCCGCGATGGACACAGGCTCAATCGCCGGCGGTGTGGTGACGTTGTAGAACATCAGTCCCGAATCTCAATCTCGGACGCGGCAACGATCTTCCGCTTGCCGATCTTCGCGGGCTCCGCGGGGACGGCAATACCGGCCGCGACCAGCTTGGCCGCCTCGGCCTCGTCCCGGAAGTCCACGACCTCGCCGGGGCTGACTGAACGGTCCCTGCCGTCGATCACGCCAGCCATCGATGTCTGAAACTTGATCTTCATTTTGCACTCCGACCCAAGAACCCCGGCGGGAACCGAAGTCCCCGCCGGAGCGATTTGGGGCAATCAGGATCAGGAGGCCGCCATGGTGAGCTTGGCGAACGCGTCGACGCTGGTGAGCTTCATGTCGGTCCGCTTGAACAGACGGAAGCCGACCTGGCCGTTGCCGGCATACAGCTCATTCAGGCGCTGGAGCGTCATGGCGCCGCGGTCGGCGACGGTGACGTAGCTGATGTCGCCGAACAGCAGCGGGATCAGGCCAGCCGTGGCGGCCGGCATCCCGAGCTGCGGGTAGATCGGGCGACCGAGCAGCACGTCCGGCGTATCGGCCTGGAGGCCCGGCTGCCAGAGATACTGGTTATCCCCGTCCTTCAGCTTCCTGATCAGCTTCATCAGACCGTCGTTGGCCAGCCACGAAGCCTGCCCGCGGTACGAGTTGCCCAACGCGTAGTACACGTCGAGCAGCTCGTCCGAAGTCACGGCAGCCACAGCGGCGGCCGCGGTGTTGTTCCCGGACACCTGCGCGGTGAGGCCGGTGGGCTTCCCCGATCCGTCGCCAGATGCGAACGCGGTCTCCTCGAGCACCGACAGGCGACGCGCGAAGGTGCGAGCGAGGTAGGCCTCCAGGTTGATCACGTTGTCCTGAAGCAACTCCTCCGACACCTTGACCAACGCGGCGGCCTTGAATGCCCCCAAGGTCACGCGAGCGAAGACGGGGTTGGTGTCGGTGTATCCGCCCTCCTCGTCCACCCACTCGCCAGCACCAGCCGACGTCTCGACGGTGATGTTGTGGTCGCCGCTGGTCTGCACGACAGTCGCGAGCTGGCGGATGACAGAGAGATCGTCCATCGTCTCGACGATCGTGGCGTTGAACTCCTGGCCGACCGAGAAGCCGCCCTCGGAGTTCGTGCCAGCTTCCATCGCCCGAGTCTCGCCGGTGGCGCCCGAGAGGAGCCAGGCCCGGAACGTCATGCTTCCGGTCCTGCGTGCGAGTATGCCGATCGCCGGTGGCCGTGCGGCTAGCGGCCGGAGCGGCGGCGGGCTCGCTCGAGATCATGTCCTCGATGCTGGAGAGCTTGGTCCGCTTCTCCTGCACCGATCGGATCGCGTCGATCTCGGTGCCGAGAGCTTCGATGTCCGCGTCCATCGCGTTGTACTTGGTTTCTTCGTCGGCCGTGAGGCCACTGGTCGGTGCCGCGTCCAGGATTTCCCGGGCGGCGGTGACGAGCTTCATTCGCTCGTCGAGCTTCGCCTGAAGCGTCATGATCGAATCTCCGTCATGAGTCGCATGCCGGGGTCTCACAAAACGCGGAACGCCCGCATCACGACGAGACCCCTGTGAGGGGGATCGTGGTGACGCGGGCGTCCGACGGATGCCGCTTTTTCACCGCTCCCGCTGCCGGCTGCACGCGATGCGTGCAATGGGCGGCGGTCTTACGTCTGCATTATCGGGCCAGTTGCTCAGACAAGTCAAGCCGTTTCCTCAGAATGTCCAGCCTTCCGGCCCCGCATCGGCCGCGATCGCCTCTGCGGCCTCGCGAGAACGGGCCGAAAAGACTGGTGTCGGGGTACGCGGGGAGCGTGACCGGCGAGACCTCGAAGAGATCCACGTCACGCAGCTCGCGGATCGGCAGGCCATTCTCGTCCCGCTCCTTCGTCATCGTGTCGCCGCCTGGCGGCACGCTGAAGCCGAAGCTCATCTTGTCCACGAGGCCGCTGCGAACATTGGCCGCCACATCTCGCCCGTAGCTGGTGTCCGGCAGGTCGATCTCGACTGCGAGGCCCTTGGCGTCCTCACTGATCCGCAGCGTCCCCTTGGACCTACGGGCCAGCGGCATCGATGTGTCGTGCTGCCAGAGCGCGAACACGTCGCGGGCGGCGTCCTGGAGGGATCGCGCGAACGCCCCAGGAACGATCCGCTCCCGGAACATCCCCATGATCGGCTCGCTGAGTCGATCGAAACAGCGGCATGGCCGTTAATCGTCATCTCGCCATCTACCTCACGCAGCTCAAACGAATCGACGTCGAGCCTCCGAATATCCATGTCGCGGCTCATGATCCAGCCTCCCTGATGATGTCGAGGATCGCTCCCTCGACAAGGTTTACAATCCACTCGCAATCGGGATTCTCGGCGGCAGTCGCCAGCCTCCCGATCGCACGTACTCGGACACCGAGAGCATCGGCGGCCACGCTCGTCGCGTCCGGCCACGCAGCATGAAGCACGGAGGCCGCGGCGAGATCGACAGCACCAGACAGGGCGACGGGGAAACCGTCGTCGTGCTGCCGCTGCCAGTCGTCCATCCGCCCAGCCTTGGCTGCTCGCTGCCTCTTGTCGCGACTCGCCCGGCATACCCGGGCCACTGGATCCACCAGGCACGGGCGAAGGACTTCCACCACGCGATCCATGCTGTTCGTCTGCGTGCCAGCCGGCTGGTCCTTGATGACTTCGTCCGATGGGTCGTCGATGTCTCCGTCCTTCTGGGCCGTGCCCATATTGAGGGGCACCAGCATCGAGTCCAGGCCGATGACGACCGGCAAGTTCTCACGCTTCCGAACCTCGTTTCGACTCTGCCATCCGTCCTGGATCGACTGTGAGTAGGCCTTGTACCGGCTGGCGATATCACCGCGCAGCAGGCCGTCCAAGTCGAACTCGACGAACAGGTCCGGCCGGCCGACGAAGAGCTTTCGGTTGAGCTCCTCCTCCCATCGCACGGTCCACGGCCGCAGCGTGTACCGGACGAACTCGATCGCTTGGTGCTCGATGTTTGAAAACGTCGCACGCTCGAGGTCGCCGAGCATGTGCGGCGGCACATTGAAAATCCTCGCGATGTCGCCGATCTGGAACTTCCGAGTCTCCAAAAACTGTGCGTCCTCGGGGTTCAGGGCGACCGCCTCGTACTTCATGCCCTCTTCCAGGACCGCGATCTTGTGCGCGTTATCGGCCCCGCTGGCGAACATACGCTTCCAAGAATCGCGGAGCTTCGCGACCGCCGTGTCCTTGAGCGTGCCCGGGTGGGTAAGGATGCCGCCGGGCCGCGCCCCGTTTCTGAAAAAGGCATTGCCGTACCGCTCGGTCTCCTTCGCCAGGCTGAAGGAGCCGCGGAACAGCGACACCGGCGAGTACCCCCACACTCCCATCGACCCAAGAGCCGGGATGTGGAGCATGTCCGATGCAGGCACGGGGATCTCGCCGCCGTCCGTCTGGACGATGTACCTGGGGGGATCGCCCATCTCGACATCGCCATCGAGCTTCACCTGCGACGGGTGGTACGGGACTAGGGCGATCGGGACGCCGCGGTTCGAGAACTCGATTTTTGCGAAGCAATTCCCCCAGCCGAGGCAGTGCGCCTGCATCGTCTCGCGGAAAACCATCGGTCCCATAGATCGGTTCGGGTTCGCGGTCAGCAGGGTCGTCACCGGATCGCCGCGACGCTCGGTGCGCGTGCCATCGTCCCCTCGCTGATAGACGTGGGCCGGCAGGCTGGCGAGGGTCTGCGAGATGATCCGGATCGCCTGGTACGCCGCAGGGATCGTCAGTGGCGTCTCGTGAGGGCCAACGCTCCTAGAGCCGTTCGCCCCCAGCTGGATCGTCTCCACTGCCGGGCGTTGCCGCTCTTCGATTTCGATCAGTCGCATCACTCAGGCTCCATCAGAGGACCACCATGCCACGGCCTTCATAGACCGAGCCCGACTCCATACCACTCGCGCACGCCACGCCCACAGCCATGACCGCCGCCACAAGACCGTCGATCCGGTTCATCGACTTGGCCTTGTTCGGCTTGATGTTACCGGCCGGGTCCATCGACACAACAGCGTTGCCCGCCATCCACCGCAGGACCGGGCAGTTCCCGTGATCGATGTCACCAGAGATCACAAGCCGCTCGAACTCCTTCGCCGCCGGCGACATCGATGCGTAGCCCTGGCGGAACTTCGCCACCGGAATACCGTCGTCCTGCATCTCCGTCGACAGCTTCACGGCGTTCCACGGATCGACCGCGAGAGACCTGACGTCGTACATCTCGCTCGCCGCCATGATGTCCGATCGGACGAACTCGTAATCGACGACGGTCCCCGGAGTCAGCTGCAGCCGGCCCTCCGCCCCCCAGAGCTGGTACGGGACGTGGTCCTTGTGCTCTCGCTGCACGACCCCCTCTTCGGGGGCGTAGTATTTCATGACGATCTTCCAGCCGTTCTGTGGGGAAGACCAACGCCAGGGCAGTGAGGTCGGTCGTCAGCGACAGATCCAGAGCGGCGAAGCACGGCTCACCCTCGAGGTCCGCCGCGTCGAAGTCCGTGCCGCACGCGTCCCACCTCTCGGTCGACAGCCACCGCGTGACCTGCTGGCCCCAGATGTTCAGCCGGTACCGTTTGAAGCCGGCCTCCTTGGCCGGCGAGGCCTTCGCCTCGTCGCATGCGGCTCGCATGTCCTCCACGCGGATCGTCTCGCCGAGCGACGGATTGGCCTTCCGCCAAACCTCCTCGCTCGTCCAGTCGTCATCCGGAGCCGCCGCGTAGATCAGCCCGAGGTGCGTCGGCGCCTTCACCCGACCTTCAATCACGTCCTCGGAAAAGCACCGCTGCTCCCAGCAGATCGAATTTCGATCGTGGCCGGCGGTGGTGATCGACAGGTTTAGCGGCTGATCCCTTGCGGCGCCGCCGTACCGCAGGGCAGTCCCACAGGGCACGGTCACGCTGAGCGTGGAGCTCATCGAAAATCAGCCCGTGGATGTTCATGCCCTCGGCGCTGTACGCCTCGCGACTGATCGTCTTCAGAAAGCTGAACGTCCCTCGTCCACGATGCGGTTGGTGGACGCGATGATCTTCAGCCGGCGGCTGAGCTCCGGGGACTGCCGGATCATGTTGGCGGACTCGCGGAAGACGAGACCAGCCTGGTCACGATCGGCCGCGGCACAGTACACCTCAGCTCCCGGCTCCTCATCGCCGAGCAGCAGATAGATTGCGATACCCGAGCAGAGCGACGACTTGCCGTTCTTTTTCGGGATCTCGACGTAGCCGCTCTTGAAACGCCGGCGGCCGTGCTCATCCAGCCAGCCGAACAGCGGACGGATGAGCCGGTCCCGCTGCCAGTCCAGGAGCACGAACGGCTGACCAGCCCATCGCCCCTTGGAGTGCCGCAGGAACCGCTCGAAGAACGTGACCGCCCGATCGCCACTGGCCTCGTCGTATCGATAGCCGGCCGACACTGCGTGCTCGTCGGCGGCCGTCTGCGTCATCGAGATGGTGGCGGCGTCAGGCACGCTTGGATCGATTCTCCTCCAGCCAGTCGCCGAAGGCGTCTCCGCTCTCCTTGCCCAGCGTGGCGCCGATGGAAGCGCGGCTGGCCGGCGTGAATCCGAAGCGGTCGCCAAATTTCAGGAGCCGTTCAGCGGCCCGATTCTTCAGACCCAGGTTCGGATGCTGGTACGCGCCGCCCTTCTCGAAATAGCCGACCAGCTCGTCCGGGTGATCGATGCACCATCTCGCGAGGCTCGAGAACTCGGCCACCGCCTCGCAGTAGGCCCCGAGAGCCATCGCATCCACCGAGGCCAGCAGACCGGGCGGCGCGTGGTCCGAGACGTAGCACCAGACCTTCACCGCAGAATCCGACAGGTACGCCGGCGGGGCGGGCAGCGACCCCGACGCCACCAGCCGATCCGAATGCGGGCGGCCCTCCAATTTGGCCAGTACGTCAGGCTTCTTTGCGCGTCCTCGCTGTCCCATTGTTGGATCCAGATCATGTTGCGTGCCACAACAAGGGTGGCGGGGGTGAAAATTGCGAAAATAAAGTTGGAAGG